GATGCTGGCATCCCACCAACCGACGCATGTCGTCAGATTGGATGGCGTCCAGAGTGTCATTTAGGTCAGTCTTAACAGCGCATTCGTAGCATCGTTGGTCGGAAGTATAAGAGTCAGGGTTCCTGCGGAAACCGACTGCGTTCCACCAAAGCTCCCCACATAGACCGCCCTATTGCTTGCGCTTGAATTATAAATAATACATCCAATGGTGGAAAACGTCGCGACTGGCCAACTCGGATTCACGCTCCACTGCCAAAATGAAGTCGTGCCAGTTGCCGTTGGCGTTATGTTCTGGGCAGCCGTCCAGGCAAAGCCGCCCGCAGAATAACCAGTCCCAGTCACTTCATCTGAATTTCCTGTCAAATCGGAATAGTTGGTTGTGGTCGCATCGTAAGTCCCAGATGGACTTACTTTGATAAGTGCAATCTTGAACACATGTCCGGTTGTCTGCGTGAAATTATGAATAGCAGTTGGCAACTCAACCTTCAACGTAGTAGGAAATGCCGTTGTCACAGTACCCATGATTTATTCCTTGGGCTTTGGCGGTTTTGTAATAACAACCTTGAAAGTTCCGGCTTGTGCTGCACTTTGTGATCCTTGCATGGATTACTCCTTGAAATCAGTAATGATGTGAGTGGCCTTACCATCAGCCCCGCGTTTGATAAACTTGGGTGCGGCACTACGGCGGCTGGCTTTCTCGAATAGTTTGGCAGCCTCGATAATTGAGTTCATGCCGTCCATATGTTTTTCTTTCATTTCCGATTGATGCTCATGCTCGGTCTGCGCCATTTCCATGCCGATCTTCTTGACTTCGGCACCGGAGCGAACCTGCTGGATTTGCATTTCCATTTGCTTCATTTTCATGTCCATAGCCTTGATCTGCTGTTCCATGAGCAGGTTGCTATGTTCTGATTGGGCCTCTATCTGCTGGGCCTGAATCTCAGCCTGTGCCTTGATCTGTTCTGTCTGAAGTTTGACCTGTTCTGGGGTTGGCTTGGGCGGCTGTCCAGCCTTGGCCTTGGCATCCAGCTCGGCCTTCTCGGCAAATTCCTCAATGGCAGATTCCAAATCGCGTCCGACTCTGAAACCTCGCACTGCAAATTGAAGCATCTTGGCAGCCAAGGGAGCGAATTCAGGAATGCCGCTTGTGACCTGTGCGGCGGTTTCAATGAACTTGGTCACTCCTTCCACGAATTGAATTCTGGCCTGCTTTTCTTGTTCGGCATCGCCTTGAATGGTCGAATCCGTCTCAATATCAATCCTGAAGCCTCTGAGCTTGTCATTACGCAATAACTCTATGGCTTGCAGGATCATGGCAAGCTTGCGTTGTTCTTTCTGTAACGGGCTTTCAGGTAAAGGCTGTACCCCAACCGGGCCAGGACTTTGGGGAGGACCACCCGGTTGGGGCATCATTCCGCCAGCAGGAGGCATACCGCTTGGCGGTGACTGTGGTGCTAAAGAAGGGGGGTCCAAGCCTTCATCATATAAAGCACCGGAAACCTGTATGAGTGTGGCAGGATCATAATGCTCCGATACAATCTCGCCCATAATGCAGATCGTTTCACGGCAAAACCTAGCCATGTCATCTTGGCGTTCTTGTAACCTGCCGGAACTGTTATTCTGCTTTAGGCGAACGCCGCCCAGGGTTTCCCTCGCATCCGATGTTCCCCGGTTAATATCGTTAATGCCGGTCACATGATCCAAATCCATCATGATCTGTTGGCGAACTTCGATAAGGACTTTAATAACCCCGGCGATTTGTTCTATAGGAACCCAATCAATAGCTCCTTTAAGACTGCCTTTCTCTGCAAACATGGCCCAGCTATCAATTGGGATTAGGTCTGGTTCCTGACCTTCCTCAAATACTCTCTTAACGCCTTGGGCCGCAGCGTCATATACGCCGCGCATTTTGCAGGCATTGGTTAGAATATCTATACGCTTGGTAAGATCATCAATCTGCATGTATTGATCTTCAGCTTCCACATAATCTGGAACCGGGATCAATGTGTCATTAGTCATTGTCGCCGTAAGCGGACAAGGACAAGGGAAGAAGCCTTCAAGATGAAGAGGGTCTGGAATGCCGTCATCATCGGCTTCCATTCCTTCAGGTATCAGGCATTTGTCATATTGCTTGGCAACAAAATAAACCTTGCGGGTCGGCTTCCACCAGATTTCATAAATGGTAGCCTGGTTAGTGTCTGAGTTTCCATCGGATGTATAACGCTGGGAAGCTCCGCTATCATCCTTATCCTGTGGCGCATGATCGAGCGGAACCAGTTTTCCTTCATCCCCGAACATATCGGTCAGGTCTTGCCTGCTCATGAAGATGCGGCGAGCCTTGCCTTCGATTTCCTGTTCGGTGCGGGCCTTGGGAGGGAATGTGTAATAATCCTGCCAATGCAGGTAATCGACGCAAATGGTTTCCTCGAGTACTTCGCGCTGCTCGGCTTCTGTCTTTTCTATGCTTGCTTCGTCTCTCGGTTCTTTGCTTCCCTCGAAGGTGATTTCATCGCTTCCAACCTGTTCAGACGATATAGGCTCCCCGAATTTAGGATTGTAACGAATCCAGACTTGTCCCCTTCCAGGAATGAGATAATCGTCTCTGGCTCGCCGCATGGCGTCATGGAAACCGGAGGTTTGCACTTCATAGCGCAAGGTACGCTCTAGGATGGTGGATGCTATTCGGCCTGTCGTATCCTTATCGAGATAACGCCGCTCGCAGATCGGGACCGGAACCTTGGAATAGATGGCTGGTTTTAAGGTTTGAACATTAGACCAGAACAGATTCATGGACCGTTTATTGCCGCCATCCGGCCTATCACCGTCAGAAGCCGATCCCCGATCATCACGATAATTTTCAGAAATCCTCTTGCCGCGCTTGTGAAAACGGCGATTTTCCTTCTCGCATAGCTCAATCTGGGTTTTCCAGTGAGCAGCCATTTCCTGATCTTTGTTTATTGCAATAACCATTTTATTGTCTCATTCATACTAATTATCTTATACAGCCTGTGTAACATGACGCAAACAGAAAATGCCGCAACGCACTCAGGCTAAACTATTCCAAAACATCTTATATAATCCATCTGATAATAAGGAGACGAATTCCCCCCTCCCATAAACAACATATAGTTAGATGCCTCAACACCATATAAATCATTTGTCCATGTCGTGGCTGAACCGCTTGTATTGCCATTCAGATAAAACTGAGAAAATCCAGTACCGCTATTATAAGCAGCCGGAACAACCAATAGCCCCCATTTATTAAAAGCACTCGTTGAAAACCCTCCAGATAAGACGTTTGTAAAAATAACATTGTTGCCATTTGGAGAATTCCAAGTGGTTAGAGTTTGTCGATTTGCATTGCCACCGGCGTTTGTTTCTACAATATCGAACTCTGCCCTTACAGCATTATTCCCGGTGTTAAGAATAATCCTTAGCCAAGCCGCGCTGTCAAACAGCCAAAAAGTCAGGGAGTGTGTGCCATTACCACAGACCATATTTGCTTCGATATAAAATGGTTTTGTGCCGCTGATTAGAGGAAGCGTCCGCACGTTTATTGTCGGGTCTGTATGATCGTATCCGATTGACATAAATTCCTCGCCGCCAGGCTCGGCGAGAGAAATTGCCGGGTTATCAGTTATCGTGAGAACACTGTTCGAGACTGAATACATAGAACTAGATACAGGTGGAGTTGTTATAGTAACTCCTGCACGACTAGGCACATTCGATATGTACCAATTAAACCCCGGAGCCAGAGTATTATTTTTGTCAATTTTAGTGTCGTCCATAAAATCGTCGGAAAACAGCAATGAATTTATGCCATATTGAGCGGCATAGCTCGGAATTTGCAAACCTCCACTAAAAAACATCTGCCAACCTATAATAGAGCAGCAGAACAGTTTTTAAAGAATTTTCTTTTGCGATCAAAGCCCACCATTATATCCATTTGTTCCATTCTGATTAGTAAAGATATTGCCCCGATCTGTTGCTGTTGATGATAACTTCCAGATGCCAGCCTCCGCTAATGATCCGGCAAGTTGAGCACCATTGGCTCTGCATATACGAATATTGTTGCCGCTCCACCCAACAGTACCAGCGGCACCGGTACCGTCGCTACCATCCACGTTTATAGCAGACGAAGTGCCATTCCCATTTAGGAGCCCTTGAATTCCATGCCATGCGGCATCAGCGGCGGTTTTAGTGACGCCAGTCCCCACTGCTACTGATATAGCGACGTTTCCTGCCCCACCATTCCCAATATATACAGCTGTATTATCAGTCCCAATAAACCCTGCTGCGGCGGTTCCCGTCGAACGTATGATTGCAGCAGAGAGCGTTACTGGCTGTGAAAATGTTAATGTACCCGCCGTTTGCAAGAACGATATAGCTGCGTTGCAATTCATTACAGGCAAACTATTAAGGCCAGAAATCACAAGGGCAGGCATCCGCGCTAGAGTCGCCTGTATTATATCGTTGCCATTTCCGCTCTGATCGTAGGCTTTAGAAACAACACAACTTGTATGAGTTGTGCAAAACGCCGGTACAGTAAGCGTCCCACCAGCACAACTAGATGAAGTAAGATCTGCAAAACCATTAGTCCCGACTTTTAGATCACAAGTGATTGCCCCTGTTCCAACATCGGCAACTTGGCATATTGCTCCCTGAGTCAACGCAAAGGACGCACTATAGGCTCTTGCACATGAATACCAGCCAAACGCCGAGGCGAATACGTCTCCGGGGCCCTGATATGATGTACCTGGGTTGCTAACGGTTTGTGCCGCTTCGTTTCCAAACGTCACAATCCATGGTGAAATTGCTAACCCCTTTTTGGCAATAGTTGTTACCGCAAGGTCGATGCAAACTGTAAGAAAAATTGAAATCGAAAATGTGGCGATTGCCTTTCTGTGTTTTTTGCAAAAAGAAACTGGCTTGGTTAAAGACTTCGCCGCTTGGTTATAAATAGATTTCGTCTTGAATATAGCCAACTCGCCAAGAGAAAGAGGTGGCGAAATTGAAACACGCGGCCCGGTTGGGCGATGAATAGTGATTTCATCGTCTGATCTCTTTTCCATTTTGTGCTCTTACGAGAATTTTCCGACCGCGAGAATGGAGACGTTCGCGCCCGTGGTGACTTTCCAGGCTCCGCTGCGGCTGATAGCACCGACCGGGATGGTGAATGGCGTGAGAGTGAGAAGCGCGGTAGTACCTCCGCCGGGATAAGAAATCAAAGCCGTCGCATTATCCTTGATCGTAACAACGCCGGGCGCTGTCGTGGCAGGAACTACAATGACGTAATCCAGATAATCTCCCGTGGCACCAGAGGAAGATTGAATAACCGAATCTGTTTGCGAAGCAGCTACCGCAACATAATAGCCAGTATTGATGCCTTGAGCTTCTACGCTGGTGCGAAGCGAACCGGCGACATTGACGGATAATGGACTGGTCTGCGCGGTCGTATAACTTGGAGCAGCAGTCGTAACCGCGCCCATGACCATCGAGCCGGTCTGCCCGGAGGTCGTGGAACCTTGGGCAAGACCTGTGGCAGAATCCACCGTCACATGAAGATTAGAACCTGTAGCCTGTGCAACCGACAATCCACCCGCGCCAACCGCCGCCTTGGTGGTGCCGTCCAGCGTTCCGTCCATCAATTTGACGTATTGGACTTTGACGGTGCCTAGCGTTGCATCGACTACTTCATCGGCGGCTATGGTAGTTCCTGATCCTGCCGTTACGGCAACATTATCGGCCATGATTTATCCTATTGGGTTATAGCTAAAAGCATTCCAAAAGCATTACCGGCACCGATAGGCGGTGCAGTTCCACCAGATGCAACTTTTTCAATAGCTAATGACAAGCCAAGACCCATCATTGCCCAATGCAATAACATCATGTGCCGTTTCCTGGGGTAATATAAACAATCGGCGTTCCCGCCGAACAAATAACTGCAACATGTGTTGTGCTTGAAGGAACCGTGAATCCGGCTGTTTCACCAGCCCCGATTGGAATTGATCCTGCCGTAGCACCGCTCGGCAAAGTGGCGGCTACCGATGAATTCCCAAAATTGATGTAAGCAATATTAGTAGCGTCGATGTTCTTAATGCGAACTTGGTTGAATGTTCCTTTAGTAGCTCCCAGAGCAACATTTGCAGTGGTATTTGCCGAAGTAATACTTACCGTTGCCTGGGTGGCCGGTGTAAATAGATTGCTGCTCGCCATTAAACCCTCTCTCGCCGCCTGCTAGGCTGCTGTTCCCACATATCTTCCAATGTGACCTGATTGAGCGGTCCAACCGACAATATCTTAGTTTCAGGCTTTTTGTCTATTTGTTTGATGTATGGCCGCGACATGCAGGCATAGCGGATTTCATCAGGGGCATGATCCTCACTCTCCGAATCAACATCTTCAGGTCGATTGGCGTCATGCTGTAAGGCAGGAAGTGTCCTAATACTATCAATGCAGGTCGAGAAGAAATAGATCATGGGTCTTTCGCCGTCCCCAATAAGCCTAGCCCTGAGTTGGTCCCACCCGCCCAAGGCACCCTTTTGAGATACACGGGCATTATCTGCACGTCGAAAGAATATACCACGCCGCGCCATTCGTTCTGCAATAGAAGGACCGCCGTCACTTGCATAGGCGGCTGGGTCAATGACGCCGTAGGTGATATTTGGTTTTCCTTCCTTGTTTCTCGGCTCATGTGTTTCCCGTGAAACAATTCCATCTGCTACTTCTTCAGCGGGCAGTTTGAGGCCAGTATTGGGCTGACTAGCACCATACCATTCTCGATAGCGAACCAAGGCGCCCCTCGGTATTGAAGGTCCGTCAATGCCTGTTTCAAAGTGATCGCTGCAAACGGCCCACCACCCAATTGAGAATGGTCTAGCGCTTCCCCAGTCAGCGGATCGGAAGCGAAGCCATGTGTCGGGGATTGGGAAGGGGGCAATGACATGCCTAGCCTCGCTGAATTCGGGAAAGAATGCCCCTTCTATGACGCTCCAATCACCCTCAAGCCATGCCCTGACCAGTTGGGGATTGCCCACCATCTGTAGGTTAGCAACATATTCGCTTCCAAGATAGCGATTGTCCTGAAGCTTTGACGGTATGTATATACGCTCCCTGGTGACAGCTTCCTTGGTCCATGGATTTGTGAATTCTGTCGTTATGGTTTTCCAACCAAGAGGTGCGGGGTCTATGTACCTTGCCCTAACCCACTGATGACCCGGCCCGCCAGGGTTGCCAGTCGCCCTAAACCCGCAAGGAACGCCACTACCAGACCGCAAAGTAGCCATGAGCTTAAGAATAGGATTAGCAGAGGGAAAAGTCCCAATCTCCTCCACATAAACCCGCGTGTAGGAATGGCCCTGGTAGGCATCCGCATCGGCATCTCGTTCCAGGTAAGCGAATCGAAGTCTTGATCCGTTAGGGAACCGCCACAGTTTCTCCTGTTCATGAAACTTGGCCCCCAACTGGTTATAAAGCTGCTTGGATCGCTCTATTGTCTCTATGAGTTGCGTTAGTTCACGCCTGACCATTAAGCCTATTGCATTGCCACCATATTGATCTTGATGGCTAATAAATTCTCCAAGCATTCCATCAGTTTTACCCCCTCCTCTAGCACCGCCGAAAAAGACTTCGAAAATTGGGCACGCCAATAAAGCTGTTTGCGGTCCAGGTTGAGGCTCCCAAATTACTTGGTATTCTATGGCAGATGACGCCATAAGTTCCGACGTTTTATCGCCCCTATCATGTAGTGAGAAACGCCATATTCCAAGGCGATAATTCTATGTGATCGCCTATCGGAACGAATAGAGATTACCTCATTTTCTGTTAACTTATTAGAGTTATGAGTAACTCCCTTAGCTTGCCTATTCTTTGATTTCATGTCCCGCATGTTATCTTTATGCGATCCCAAAACCAAATGATCTGGATTTACGCATAACGGCGTATCACAAATATGCAATACCATCTTTCCACTAGGAATTGGCCCATTTTTTAATTCATAAGCTACCCTATGAGCGCGGCAATCTTTTCCTTGTAAGTGAAAATAACCATAATTAGCCCAACTCATTCCTTCCCAAAGCCAGCAACCACTATTCGGCTCAGGAATGTATTGAGAGTGAAATCTATCTTCCATTGTCCCCATAATTCACTTCTTGCCGATATGATGCCCGCCTTCGCGGTGAACATTCTTGAACTTATGAGCTTCGCGCTTTTCAGAATAGGCAATGGCAACAGCTTGTTTCACCGGCTTGCCAGCATGAACTTCCGCTTTGATGTTGTGTTCAAAGGCTTTCTTTGATGTTGATTTCTCGAGAGGCATTTCAATGCTCCGTTTTGTGCTGTTCTGGAACATGCTCGGCAGACCAAGCGGTGGTTGATGCTGCTATGAGTGGGGCGCGGATAACCTTAGATGTTGTAATTTCACCGGAAACCTCAACTGAAGTCAGGTCAGGCAATGCCTTCCGAAGCAAAATCTCACATGCTTTCAATTGGGTAGCAGATAGTTCCTTAAGACCTTCAATATGGCTTTGTAGATAGCCAATGATGTTACCTACCTGAATTCTGGCGCGGGTTTCGTCATCATGCCTGATTTTGTGAATTCGTGCGGCCATAATTCAAAATACTCCAATTCTTCCTAAATTCCTATTCTTTCTTCTTGCCTAGCAATCTTTCTCGATCTGGCACAGAACTTGCGCTTAAGTATCTTATCTTTGTGGTTGTAGGTTGCATTGCCGCTGCATCACGTAAGGCTTTGATTTCATTATATGTGGCCCACCTTTTATTAGCTTTTTCTGCCGAAAGTTTGACCAATCTTTGAGCGTTTATAACTTCATTGTCCGCTCGAGCATTACGAAGGCACCCTGCATGAACATATAATTTGCCTAACTCGAGCAATCTAGCCTTAAGGCGTTTCCATGTTCTTATGTTGCAGTGCAACTCATGGCAAATCTCTCGAGGATTATCCTCAAGAGTGCCATCATGGCAATAAATCAAATCTAGGATGGTGTTGTAGGCCCCGCGTTCTTCGAGAGTTAGACCCCGCATTCCGGTCAAAGCCGCTCGAGGATCGCGTTTATACCACTTAAGTATTCCCATTTACCCTCCTTCAAGGATAGGAGGCCGGTCCTGTGAAGGCAGGCAAACAGGGAGCTACCCTGACCCGGCTAATGTTTTATTCTATACTGAAGCCCGCCATTCCGCTAGATCGGCCTCTAATTTCAATCTCAAATCAATAACAACCTCGCAAAATGCCTTACTTTCCTTCATTCTGCGCTCGGTAGCCGCTACGCCATGCAGGATCGTCGTATGATCCCGCCCGCCGAACCTATGGCCAATCTCAGGTGTCGATTTAAGGGTAAGCACCCGGCATAGATAAAATGCAATGTGCCTGGGGATAACGTACATTGGGGCGCGGCGGTGCGAATCAATCTCAATAACCGGAATATCAAACTCTTTACAAACCAATGACTTAATATGTTTTATAAAGGTGGATGGCCACTTATCTGCCCTTGATATTGCTGCATTGCAATATAACCAGTCTCGT